AGACTTACATGACTACCCCACCTACTTATGGTGACGTCTTGCAAACCGATTGCAAGACGAAGGCTGTTATAGGCTTGTCTAAATCCGACCCTAGCCCCGCGTTACACTGTGAACCTACTGGCTGGCGTTACGTGCAACTCATTTCTGGCACGCCCAATGACTCTGAATTGCGCTTCGTCAACAGCTTTGTCATCATAGGTGCGGGTCAAAGCGTGGCCTCCGGTTCTCCCTTATTAGGAGCCCTCGAGTTCGAGGTTGAAATAGAGTTTCGAAACCAGTTGCCCCCTACTGCCTCCATTAGTGCCATGATGCAACGCATCCTTAATGGACAGGAACACAAGGAGTGTAAAGTCGCTATTTCTCGTGCGATTAACTACCCTCTTCCCGTCCAGTGTAACCAGGCGAGCAAACCCATTTTACATGGAGTCACCAAAGAAGGCAAAGTGGTCCCCTTGCAGCTTAACAACGAGGGCAAGCTTATTCTTGGTGATATTGCTCCTGTGCGCGTTTACGGTACTGACCCTGACACAGGTGCTGAAGTGCCTTATACCGCTTTCCCTGGCGGCTTCGTCCGCTCCCTCAATTATGCCCTCAACAGCACTGGGGCCCCCGTGGTCAACCTGGGGGACGACACTACCAATGCCCTTTCTGTGTCGGCTCCTCCCACGGCCTCTATCCCAACCTCGGTAAGCTCTTTTTCAGGCGCAGCCATCACTACCCTGACCGGTGCTATGGGCACAGCTCTTGCTAATAATTTAGTTGGGGTTAATATCACTCGCATCGGTGGAACAGCAGTGAACGACGCCTTGCCCGTTGACATTGCCAAAGTCAATGGTGCCACCGATGGAAAGGTTAATGTTAACATTGCTACCTCTGGTGGAGTCGGACCCAATGTCGACGGCGGCTTTCCCGCCATCCTTCAAGTGTATGACCCCGACACCTCGGCCTATGTCACCCTCACCGGCAAGCAGGGCACCGATGACACCAGCACCAACCGGGTCTTCCTTGCCAGTATGCCCTATGTCCGCGACGCGGAAAGTAAGATCTACCCTACTCACTGTTTCCCTAGCGTAACAGGAGGAAATGGGTTGCCCTGCACTTTAGGACATGGTTTACTTGATAGCGCCGCCCCTTACCCCAACGCCATCATTGGCGCAGGCTCTCAGGCCGTTGACTCTGTTGTTGGTATCAAATCCGATATAATTAAAGTCAACGGCACCACTTTTGGTGGCGCTAGTGTGCCATCATACGGTTCCATCAACGCTCACCTAGATGGTGATACTAATAACATCACTGGCAATCTGGGTATTGAACGTAAGGAGCGACCCACGCTCCCTACCGAGCCGCCTAACGGTGAGACCGTTAAGGTCAAGGCCTCAGAATCTGACCCTGACCTCGTCGTTGTAAATACTCTGGCCAACGACTATAAGGACGCCCTCAAAAAGGCAGACCCCTAACACTCTGCGTGCTTTACTCGCGAGTTTAGGCCTGTCTGTCTAGGCGTTCTAAAATCCACCGCCCTTAAGGGACCCCGCGCAACACGTTCACTTCGGTGCGTGAGGCGTGGATACGGCCCTCTAGTGTCTCAC